ATCTAACCCTCAGAACGAAGGTAAAGTTTTCTTGTACAAGTATGGCAAGAAAATCTTTGATAAGATTAATGAGCAGATGAATCCTACTTTCCAGGATGAAACTGCGGTGAATCCTTTCGATCTTTGGGAGGGTGCTAACTTCAAGATGAAGATTCGTCACGTAGAGGGATATCGTAACTATGATAAATCTGAGTTCGATGCACCCTCACCTCTTCTTGAGGATGATGATGAAATGGAAAAGGTGTGGAACTCACAGCATTCACT